ATAGCATTTTTAAATCCATTGATTGTTTCTGTATCAAGCATAAAGCTTGTTTTGTTATCAAAAGCAAAAGTAGAACCTAAAGCAAATGCTGTTGGTAAAGCAAACTGTTTTGGTATTCCTATTGATTTAAACTTTTTGTATATAGGATATACGTAAGCAGCATCCTGAGTTGCAGCTCCGATCATTCTAGTAACTAACGGATCGTCTTGCTCTAAAGCATCTAAATTTTGTTTTTGTTTTTCAAGCTTTTCGTCAATAAATTTAAAGATACTATCTTCTGGAAGTTGTTCATTGCCATAAGTTGCAGCTGCAGCAATATCTTTAATAAAGTCAAATCCATTAACACCACCTCTGACAATACTAATAAGCATGTCTTTTGGCAAAGCACCAACAAAACCTAGAACTTCATTAGCTAATTCTGTTTTTGATACTTCATCTTCTTTACCTAGTTCTATAACGCCTGCATGTTTGTCTTGCTCGTAGCCAACTAGCTTAGCAGTATCAACATTGTTGTCTTTTAAAAGTTTATATTCTTTACTTGCGTATGTTTCTTCGTCTTTTCGTAGAGGAAGATAAAAATCATTTATTAAATTTATTTCAGCCATTAATCCATAAACCCACTAAATTTTTCACCAATACTTTCTAAAAATCCTTTTTTCTCAGGTGTCTTTGCTTTTTTCTTTTTCATTGCAAATTTACCTAAGTAATCACTATCTGCTTCACCAAAGATAGTTTTTCTGACTTTCAATACGTCTTGTAAGAAATCTAATCTTTTGATGTTTTCTTTGTACTCTTCAATGTTTCCGTCTAGCTTAAATTTATCTACTGCTTTTTTATTAAGAATATCAAAAGCATTGTCAGGATTTTTGTTAAGACTTTCCTCTATCTCAGTTACTTCAATTCCAATTGGCATTGGTAACATTTTTGGAGCTGGTAAATCTTTTTCAGTAAACTTAGATATGACTTCTAAATAAGCATCTTCAGGAGTATTTCCATTATTAATATGTCTATTGTATTCCATCAAAGCATTTATAGATTTTAATTTAGCCTTAGCGCCATCATCACCTTTACCTACAAACATCATGGTATTTGTTACATCTTTCACATGAGTTTTTAAAAGTTCGCTGTATCTTTTATAATCACCAAGACCAATAAGATCATTTTTGTATTGTTTGATTATTTTATCAAATTCTGCAACCTGAGTTGGATCTACATTATCTAATAAATATTTATCATTATTTAATGCTGCTTCTATCGCATCAAAATCACTTACTGTTGCTGCAGCTGCTATTTGAGTATTTATTACTTCTAATAACTCTGTATCACTTAGTTTTTCTTCGTTAGCATAAAATTTAACTAAAGCATTGTATTGAGCTGTATTTAAAGAACCTATTTGAAATAGATCGTATATCTGGTCCAAACTTGGTTTCGTTTTTGTATTATCTGTTTTGCTTTGATTTATATTATCAACTAATTTTGTAAAATTATTTAGCTGTTGAGATACTGTTGCTTGCTCTTCTTTTCTATCGTTCTCTTCATCAAGTAAAATATCTGATATTGATTTAGCTCTTGCTTTATCTAAAATACTTTTTGCTCCAAGATCTCCAAATTCTTTTAAGATTTCATCTCTTGTTTCTTTATCAGTTAAATCTATATCTCCATTTTCAATACGTTTAATATAAATATTTTTAAGTAATAAATTATCTTTTTCTTTTTTTAATTTTTTAATTCCTTCTTCACCATAAAAAGTAATATTCTCTGGATTTAGAAAAAACGAATTATAATCTCTTGTACCAATAATTCTCTTTACTTCGTCTCCGCTAGTTATATCAGAAATCAAACTATTAAGATTAGTATCTTTTCTTGATCTTGATTTGCTAACTGAGTTACCTAAAATCTTTTTACCTAAATCTAAACTTAAAGAGTTTTTTTGTTTTTGTATGTAATCACCTACAAGTTTATTTACTTGTTTATTAGATCCATCAATAACAATATCATCTAAAGCTTGTCCAAAATTTAATACATCACCAGTCTTTGTGCTTTTAGAAAGCTCATTGTATTTTTCTGCAATAGTTTGATTTGCAACCGTAATTAAATCAGATGCTTCGTTTGCATCTTCTTCTGCTTTGTTTTCTAATTGTATTTTTTCAACAACTTTACCAACTGAACTTAATGCTTGTCCGTATTGAGTTGCTAATCCAACTGGTATCGTTAAAGCTCCAGTCTGAGGAACATTAGGAGATTTAGGAGCTATCTGACTTTCATATATTTTTAAAACTGCCATTATCCAAATGCTCCCATGCTATTAGCTGTTGATAATAAAGAACCAAAGCCTTTAATTGTTTCTGTTTTAGCAGTTAAGTCACCTTTAAATGCTTCACCAGTTCCTTTTGCTGCAAGTAATATAGATTGATTATCCTGATCCATTTTATCCATTTTTGCATTGTAATCAGCGATAATCAGATCAGTTGCTTGATTAATATTAAACTCTAAAGCTGCTAGATAAGTGCTTTCACCTTCTCTCATTTCAGCACCAGTGTTCAAAGCATTTACTTTAAACTGAGAATAATTTTTCTTAAATTTTTTAACTAATAATGGTCTTGTTATTTGGTTATAAGTTTTTAAATTTATATCAGCTTTTGCTTTTGCATACTGAGACTGAGCTTTATAAAGATCTCTGTTATATGCACCTATTGCTTTTGCAGATTGTGCTGCAGCGAAATTTCCTAAAAAACTCATAAATAAACTTTTGCCATCCTGTAGTAATCAGATTTGTCTGGACCGTAGCCACGCATCAAACCTTCTATTTCAAATCCTAAAAATTCTGCAAATCTTATTCCCATTTTAAAATTAGCTTTTACAGATGTTTGTAATCGCCATATTTTATTTGCAGCGCAAAGGAGATCAGTTCTTTTTCTAATTAATCTCGATGCTCTAATTCTGTTTTCATATATTCTTTTGCTTGAGATAACCCAGCCTTCAGCCACTCCAGACCAAAGAGGAACAATGCCACCACTGCAAACGCACTCACTGTTACATAGTAAAGTAAATGATAAGCCAGCCAAAGCAAAGTCGATCCTATTTTCCTCAAATGTTGCATCATAGTCCATCAGTTTGTCGTTCAATCCAAACGCAATCATTTTTTTTCCGTGATCTTGTTTGTATGGAACTATTTCAAATTTATCCATCGCTAGTAACAACTGTTGGAAAGATAGCTAATACCGATAATGGTAATGGCTGATCTTGTTTAATAAAAATAAAACCATCAGTGTTATAGTCGTCTCTAAATTCAATTTCTTTATCTCCAGCTAATAAAGTTTCAACTGGTGAGCCTAAAGGAGATGAAGTTGTTCTAAACGGAATAGTTTCCAAACTTGTTAATGATGGTCCAACTTTTGCACCAACAGTTTCGAATAATCTTAATACCACTTTAGAAATTCTCTTGGTTTTACCTTGAGCAGTTCCTTCAGCAGCTCCACCTTCAATCCTCATTGTTTGTAAGATACTTTCGTAATTCAATCCGACCACCGCACTCGTTACTGATCGATCAAGTGTTATCGAGCCTGAGCTTACTGTTTTGTCAGCATGTGTTGCACCATCCGCTAGAATAGAAACAACTTGTCCTTCTAAATGAGAAAGACCGCTCAACGTGGTGGTTGCACCGCCACTATAAGTTAAGTGACTGTCCAAAAATCTAAAATCTGTTGAGAGAGTTTCGTCAAAATCAAAATCTGCAAAACACTCTACGTATCTTTTTGTTGCTCCGTTTATTGTTCTTTTAACAATTACCCAAAGCTCATCTTCCGTTAATGTTCCTGAAATACTTGCAACACTTTCTACAACTCCATATCCAGTAGCACTTGCACCAGCTCCAAAAGTACCGCCTAATTTATGTTGATGCCATGCAACTACATTTTCTGATCTTTGATAAGTTAAGCCAGCAAATATACCATCATCTCTTACACACCATAAAATACTGTCAGGCTCTTGCTGATAAGCCATCTCATTTATTCCAGACTTCGTAACAATGTCATTTAAGATTGTTAAATCTGGTGCGATGTAACCATCGCTGTCAAAGTTATATTGTAATTCTCTAATTTTTCTTTTTGCTTTTTGTAGAAATAAAGTTGCATTTCCTGCAGTGATCGCATCTACATTTGCAGTTCCATAAGAACTTTGTTTTTGAATTGTAATATTAGTTGGAGTTACGGCAGCATTTGTACCGTCAGCTGATACTGTAAACTCACCTCCAGTCGTACCAATAAGTAAAGTTCTTTGTGATTTTAAGTATCTAATTCTATTTACCTGATTAGATGCAATAGTATAAACCATGGCATCATCTGCAGCAGTTCCAGTGGTCATGTTTTCATAATCACCAGACTTTGAAAAATATAAAGTTTGTGGTTCAGTATCAGTACCAGCAAAAACTAATCTTTGTTCAAAGAAAGAAACTGTTGAAGGATGTCCAGTCGTATCTGAAAAAGCTCCAAGTTTCCAATTGGTAACTGCGCTTGTATTATCAAAATTATCTCTTACTGTTGCATTGACAACTGTTGCTGAAGTAAATCCAGTAATCTTTGCATAACCATTTGAAAATCTTACAAGTCGATCAACATCTGTTGAAGCAAAGGTGCTTGCAGATGCAGTAATAGTTATGTTTCCAGAAGTAGCAGATGGAGTTAAAGTAGTAGCAGTATCGTTTGGTACTAAGTAAGGACCATCAGTAAATTCTATTTCTGTTAAAGTCCAAGATGTATGTCCAGTCCTACTTAATTTTCTAGCTCCTCTGTTTGGATGAACTATGTAAAGTACATCTGCAGACTGAGCAAATTTCAGATCAAATAGTTCGGCTTCTAAATATGGTGTTGATATTTCAAAAGCAGATCCACCAGATAAAACTTGTCCTTTGTCTTTATAAACTCTCATGTACTGATTACCAAATTCAAGTACATAAGTTTGTACTGTTGAGAACTCAAAAGGTATCAGTCTTGTTTTTTTAGAACTATCTTTTACTTCTGCAATAAATTGAGTACCTACTCTTCTTGTTGCAGCTCCTTGAGGATGAACTAAAAAATTTGTAAGTTGTTTTGCTCCAGAGTTATACTTAGCAAAATCTATCCTACCTGATAGTTTATCTCCAAGTTCTCCAGAAACAAAACTTGTTAAAGCAAGCGTTGTTCTTGGCATTATAATCTCGCGTCTGTAAATTCGTTGCTCTCTACAGTTCCTAAACTGTTTTCTGTAGCATCGACAAATCTAGCTTCTCTTAATCTTTCTTCTGCTATTGCTTGATAATTATTAGATAGCGTAGCATTGTTTGTTATCGCGTAAGCTAAATCTGCAGCTAACGCAGCTGATAAAGCTTCATTAAAATATGTGTCGTATTCGTTTGGATCAGTTATTAAAGCTATGTAAACAAGAAAAACAGTTCCTTCATCTGTCTTAATTTTTCTACCTTCTACAACGTAATCTATTGTTGATTTAATACTATCTGTTGTTCCAGTATGTATTTTCAATACTCTTAAACAATCAGACGGCAAAGTATATTGATTAGCATATTCAACTACTGGAGCTGTACTATCTTTTGCAAGCTCAACTCTTTTGGTTGCAAAGTTCCAAGCATGACTTCTAAAAGTTCTATTTCTAATTGGTTCATATCTTTGATTACAAAGTCTAGCGTTTTTACTATCTTCAGTTAAAGCTGAGATTGTTGATGCTCCTAATAAATTTAGTGCGCTATTGCAGATGTCCACCACGGATGCCATTATGCTTGTTCTCCTATTATTTCTTTACAATGAAATCTTATTGCTAATTTTTCTAATTCTATTCTTTCTCCATACAATTCTTTCAGTGTGTTGTGTGAAGATTTATATCCTTGTAAAATACAATCTTTATAGTTTGTAAACTCTAACGGTAATACATGACTGTCAGTGCAGACTGGATTACCGATAAAACTACAAACGTATAAGATTAAAATATATTTCATTAAATTTTGGAAAGACTAGGCAGATATTACTCCGCCTAGTCCAATTGCAGATTACTGCGTATTAATTAACAACGTAACTAATGTTCCATGAAAGAGTTCCAGCAGTTCCACCAGCAGCACTCATTGTTACTGCTATGTAGAAATAACCGCCAGTATCTGAACTTTCGCCAGCAAGCTCCCACATTTTTTTACCAGCTGTATTGATGTCTGCAGCTTCAAATCTGACGTCTGCCATAGCAGCTCCATCTGCAACATCTGTTGCAAATACATCTTCATCTTTTACTGTTCCATCTGTAGCATAAATTCCAACATTGAAAGTGCAAGATCCACCAAAACTATCAGAGCCAACAAATATACTTGGCACTGCAGCGTTTGATGGGATCGGTGCTAACATTACAATATCGTCATTATCACTATCGCCAGTGTCTAGCTCAACAGTTCCGTGTGCAGTTCTAAGTACACCGTGAAGTTCAGCCGCGTTGTTTTTAACTTGAGGAGTAGCCTCAAAGTTTGCTACTAAGTCTGTATTTTTAGTACCCATAATGAATATCCTCCTCTATTACGCTTCGTGTGCTTGAATAGTAACTACTTTTTCTTCTTCCATTCTAGTAGCTCCCATTGTCATACACACATAGACTTGAGTTGCATAACCTTTGTCAGATCTCTCATCAATTCTAGTCATGATGTCTTGACCTAACGCTAACTTGATACCGTCACCAGCATAAGCTAAGCAAAGTCTTTTGCTTGATGCTAATGTAAGTCTGTTAGAAGTTATGAAGTTAAAACCAAGAAATGTTGAAATTTCTCCATTTGCTAAAGCTTTAACTGTATTGAAATCCGAAGATGTAACTTGAGTAGTTCCTAACAAATCAGAAATTTGTTTTGGTCCGACAACAAGGTATCTCGGAATTGAAGGATCAACAGAGGCGCTATCGAATTTCTCTTTAGCTTCTCTTAATTTTGCAATTGTTAATCCATCTGTACCACTTTCAGTAATTTTCTGAGCTGAAGGTAAAGTAACTGATGTACTTCCTGTTTCACCTGAGAAAGCTGTCCCCGAAATGGCTGTTATTATTTCATCGTCCATTGCACGGCCGAGCGCGAACGCTGCAGCTTGAGCATAAGAAGATGTTGGATCGATCAGAGTTCTGACCTGATCTTGTTTGTCGATCAAGTCTGCGTACTCATAATCTACCATACTCACTCTACGTCTTGCATGTGGAGTATCAATTTGCGGAGTGTCTCCGTGTCTTGAAACTCTTTTTACTGCTGTCGCTACGCCTACTTGTTCGAAAAACGCATTTTTCGCTTGCACGGTTTCGCTATCAACAGTGTTTCGTAGGAGTGAACCTTTTTGCTGACTTAGCATCTGCACGTTGTTCGAATATTGTTGAACAAATGCAGTAGTTATTTGGTTAGACATTTTAATGTCCTCCTATAGTTGATTATTGATTTGATCGATTTGATTTTCCGCAGAGCGGATCTCGTCTTTACATTTATAGTCTGCAATTAGACTTTTTTTCTAG